TGGCCCGCTTCGACCGGGTCCAGCACGTGGATCACATCTGCGGCGGGCACCCGTATCGTTTCCCCAAGCAGCCCCGGGTCGGTCAGATCGCCCGGGTGGCGGCGCAGGAAGTGATAGGCCACGCGGCGGCCGATGCCGTCAAACTCGATGCCTTGGCGGATCAGCCCTGCGCCCGGTAGGGTCCGGTTCATGTCTAGAGGCAGCATTTCGGCGGGCAGCATCTGCAATTGGAGGGGAACGGTCAGACCGTCCTCCGCGCGGCGGGGCCGGATCCGGATGAAGACCTCACCAGATAGGAACACCTCGCGCGCCGCCCGGCGCTGCAGCCCGTAGAAGTCCGTCAGACCTTCGGCATCCGCATCATCCGTCCAAGCGAGCCACAGCGCCTGCAGCTCTTCTTTCTTTTCGGCATCGGCAATGGTGGACGAAGGCTTGATCCCATCGCCGACCACGTTGCTGGCGAAGCTTTCCACGGCATTTGCGGCATAACCGTTGTTCCGGACCAGCCAGCGGGCGCGGGCGGTGATCGTGTCGCCGGAAGCCGCGATCAGCGTGTTCACATGGGCGCGGCTGGCCCGGAAACCCCGAAGCCGCCGGTGGGCCTGCGCTGCGTCAAACCCGCCGATGATCGAGCCAATGCGCTGGCGAAAGGCCTCGAACGCCATGGATCACAGACCCTTTGAGGCGACGGTGCCCCAGCGCCGACGGCGAGGAGCGCCGGTGGTAGCGGTGGCAATGCGGCTTTCCAGATCACTGATCGCATTCGCCAGTTCCGCATCTGAGCCATAGTTGATCGACTTGCCATCGTAACTGACGGAGCGGACGCCCGCGTAGCGAGCCTCCTGCAGTGCGGCCAACAGGGCGCGCATTCGTTCCAGATCCATCTCAATCCCTCATGAAGTTCGGTGTGTAAGCGCGGCGTTTGCGCCGTGGCGTCGTTGGTGTTCCTGCCTTGGGCGGGGCGGGTGCAGCTGGTTCAACCGGCATGACCGGTTCCGATGTCGGGCGAGTTTCCACCCCGGCCTGTTCTTCAAGACGCCGCCAAGTCGCCTCATCCCAGCGATCCGCGCCTATGATCCACGCGGCTGAGCGGGCATAAACTCGGCAATCCAGCGCCTCGTTGCGTTCCCGCATTTTCTGCCATTCCGGGTGGCTGTAACCGCGCTTGTTGCGGACGGTAACGAGCTGTTCGGCGACCAGCTGCTTCAGCCATTCGGTGTCGATCCAGTCGGGCAAATGCATGGTGCCGGGCGCATCCAGCACGCCCAGCGCACGATCTTCGTCGCTTGGCCGCTCCAGCCGCAGGAAGCGGTAGGTTTCGGTCTTGAACGTCGCCGTGGCCACGGACCACAGCCGCGCACCCCGGCGCAGGCGCTTGCCGCCGATTGTCGCGTCCACAAAGGTCGGACCCGACACCGGCGTCGCCCGGTTGAAGCCCTCCAGACCCTTGATCGGCGAGACCTGGTCGAACCCCTGTTTCCGCGCCCATGCATAGACGGCTGGGGCTTCATAGCCGGTGTCGATGGCGAGCTTGCCGATCATCATCACCGCGCCATTGGCGCAGGCCCAAGTGCGGCCGAGCAGGGCAGTGAGTTTGTCCCAGCAGGCTGGATCGTCAGGTCCACCGGCGATGACGATGTGATCGACCAGCCAAGACTCCAAACCACGACCCCAAGCCCAGACGTCGACCTCGATCCGGTCCTTCTGCACATCGACGCCTGCGGTCAGGAACAACCCGCCCTCGGGGATCTGCGCACCGCCATAGACTTCGCGGCGTTCCGCCAGCCGCTGCCATTCCGGCGCATCGCCGCTCTCGACCCAAGTTTCGCCCAGCAGGGTGTTGCGCGCGGCGCGCAGCATCTCTTCCGAGCCTTGCGCTGCTAACCATTCACGCGCGATCTGCTGCCAGCTTTTCCAGCCCAGTGGCGAATAGAGCGCCGAGATGTGGAAACCGATGGAATGCGGATCCGTCGATATTGCCGTCGCCCGCCATTCCCCCTGCTCCAGCATCAGCGTCTTGTGATGCTCGGCGATCGGTTTATCGCACCCCTCGCAATGGTAGGCGGCGGTGTCGGGCCGACCTTTGTCCCAGCGCAGGCGCTCGAATTGCAGCCATTGCATGTGGCCACAGTGCGGGCAGGGTACGAAGTAGCGCCGCTGGTCCGATGCCTCATATTCCCGCTCGATCCGGCTCAAACCCCGGATTGTTGGTGTGGAGACCATGAACACCTTGCGCCGATGCGAGAAGGTGGTGGTCCGCGCCTCGGCCAAAGTGACCGGGTCGCCTTCCTCATCCGCCGAGGCCGGATAGGCGTCGACCTCGTCGAGGAAAATATAGCGCGCAGGCATCGACCGCAGACCTGTCGCCGAGTTTGCGCCGGTCAGAACTAGGATGCCGCCGGGGAATTCCTTCGACAGCATCGAGTTGCCAGCGTCGCGCGACCGGGCCGGGTTCACCCGTTCCCGAAGTGCGGGGCTTTCCGCGATTAGGGGATCTAGACGGCCCCGTGACGTGCGCTTCGCCATTTCCACCGTCGGCAGGACTGCCAGCATCGGACCCGGCGCGTGGTGGATGACAAAGCCGATCCAGTTGTTGCCTGCCTCCGTCGCGCCAACCTGCGCCGCTTTCATGAACGAGATGCGCTGCGCCGGGTGGCGCGGCGACAGCGCATCCATGATGTCGCGCAGATAGGGCGCACGCGCGGTGCGATATCGCCCCGGTTCGGCCGCGGCACGCGACGACAGCCAGCGATGCGCATCCGCCCATTCCGACACCGTCAGGTCCGGATCGGGCCGCATGCCCTTGCGCCAGGCGCGCAGGATGTCCTCGGCCCCGTCAAAGCCGAGGTCGAGGTCGTCGGTCAGGTCATCGCTATCCGAGGCTGACCCTGAGATCGGCGAGGGCTTCGAGGTGCTGTCTGACATGGGCTTCCAACACCCTCTGCAGGATCGCGGCCTCAATGATCACCGGTGTTCCGGTTTGTTTTTCCACTCCCAAAGCCACTTCGGCCGCCATCAGCGCAGCCACTCTGCTGGGCCAGGTCACCCATGAGTCGCGTTCTTGCCGCGCGAGACGAAATACCAGCGCTTCGGCCCGGGCGCGATCCACCAGCGTGCCCTTCTTCTTCTGGATGCCCAGTTGCTTGTCCTGCGCCTGGTAGACTGTCAGCGCAGTCCGTGCCTTGAGATATGACGAGCTGTCGGCAGGGCCGCTGAAGCCACTGTCCCCACCGGTGCTGTGGCGCTGCTGGTCGGGATCGGTCATGTCGGCCCGGCGCATGTCGGACGCGGCGGCGTTGATCGACCCGTCGCTGTAAACCACCAGCCGACTGGCTTTGCGTGCCTTCTGGATGGCCCCGCGCGACAGGCCAGAGTGGGCGGAATACTCGCGTTCGGACATACCTTCCATGGCGATTGAACTTACCTCAAGATATTGTAAATAAACAGAAATAACGATCTTATTCTGTTGATTACACTCCCGCTTAGAGCGATTCTGGGTGCAAGAAAACGATGCAACTCACCCCCGGAGACCACGCCATGATCGCCAAGACCACCCCCGCCAAAGCCCCCAGCGAAGCCCTGCTGCTGGAGATCGCCACCAAGCATTTCCACAGCATCGAGACGCTGGAGACCCGCAACAGCGACCGCCTCGACTTCCACGATGTGGCGGTCTGGGCGATCCGCTCCGCCTTGACCGAGGCCTATGCCGCAGGCTTCGCCGCCGCCGCGAAACGCTGAAGGAGGGCCGCGACATGACCATGGCCACCACCACCATCCGCATCGACATTGCCACGCTGCCCGATCATCTGGACCGCAGCCGCCTGAACAGTGTCGCAGCCAGCATCGAGGAAGCGCTGAAGGACGCGGGTGTTCGGGCCGATTGCTCGGACCTGTTCTCGCACATCAAGATCGACCTGCCGACCGCGCAGCTGGCCACCGCCAGCGCCGTGCTGGTCGACCTGCAGCTGATCTGACGGAGGGCGTGATGAGCACCCGCGCGCAGATTGCTATTCAGATTGGTCCAGAGGAATGGGCGCATGTCTACGTCCATTTCGATGGCTATCCCGCCCACATGCTGCCCGCGCTGGCACGCTGGAAGCCAGAGGACATCCTCACCGCCCGAGAAATCCGGCAGGTCACGCGCGAGGCGCTGGACTGCTTCAGCCCGCCCCGCGATCCGAGCATCCTGCCGCGCCCAACGCTGGAATTCGCCCACCTTTACATGTGGATCGGCGGTCAATGGGTTGCTGTCGATCCTAGGGTGGATGCTGGCAGAGTATAATCAGAAAGCACTGATATTGCTTGGATTTACCTACACTAGTGCTCCCACTGGAGCGATGGTGATTACACGAAAACGATGCAACTCACCCAAAGGATACCCGCCATGACCACCCGCCGCGCCACAGACAACACCAAAGCCCTCGACGCCTTCATGACCACCAAGGTCCAGATCGACGCGATGCTGGAGCGCTTGAAAGCCCTGAGCGACGACCATTTCAACACTCATCCCGACGAGATCAATTGGGGCGACGTCGGCACCCTGAACCACTACGCCAGCCTCCTGCGCCAAATCACCGACAGCGCTTTCAAGGAGGGCGAACATGCCGCTTGATCCC